GTGTATCCTAAAGTGGATGAAACAAGAAAAAATAAACAATTCCACAGAAAAAAACGATGTGCTTTCTGCTATAAAAGCTGTTTGTGGGGCTTCTAATGAGATTTTAATTAAGGAATTTCCAGCGAGCGACATGGAAATCCTACGCAAGCATAAATGTGTAAGGTACGATTATTGCCTTAGATTTTCCCTTCCAGAGGGTGGCGATGTATTCGGTTTTAATGTTCCGTATGAATATCAAAAAGATTGCGGCTTGATGGAAATCGCATACAACAACGGTTGTTATATAGGCTAGGTATTTGTAGGCACTCCAGAGTTAAAGGATTTGATAGAAACCCTTCAAGATAAAATTAACGAACTAAAAGAATTTACCCGCAAAAAGGAGCGTGAATACACCTCATTCCTGAATGTGTGTAAATATGTTGAAGATGTGGAAGCTGTAATCCCACTGCCAGAAAAAATAAGGGCTAAGGTTTATGGCAGTAACAACTCTATGGTTGCTATCAACCCAGAGATTGTACAGAGCATAGCCGCAGATTTTCAAAAAGAGGAATAAAGTTTATGAACAGCGCACCATGGGAAAAGCTCACTATCCCAGAGGTCATGTTATGGGGTCGCTGTTCGCCAATTAAGGAGATAGAAATGAATATCAATTTATACATAGACGCAGTGCTAAAGATAAAATCGCAGATTAATATTTATGATGGCATTAATAAACAAATTGCAGCAGCCCAACACGATAATGATTTTTACAGTAGAATTAACCCTATGGATAATTATTTAGAGCAAGCTTTTGTGGATGTTTTAGATGATGTTTTATTTTCACTAACTGGATTTAGCGAGCTTGCAAGTTATTATTTATACGAAAGACCAACTGGTGCAGGAATTATAGATGTAGACGATGGTAGAACTTACACTTGGAATAATGGGGAAGAATTTAAGCATGCCGTCACACAAATGATAAAGGATAAAGGATAAAGGATAAGAAATGATAGACAATGAAATAAGGCGATTAATTAACTTACAAGATGCGGATAGTGCAACTTTTAAAAACGCCATTGAGGAAACTTTAGAAAATGTTGCAAGGGTGTATTTCCAAAAGGGGTTAGATAAAGGCAAAACACCACGTCCAGAAATGTTTGAGGATGATAAATATATAATAAGTATAAAATGATGAAAATATGCAGCGTTAAGGGTTGTTTTGAAGAGCATAATACAAAATACAGTATGTGCGATAGTTGCCGTGAATACAGTCGAAATAAAAGACGCGCCGGCGGTAAATATAAAATAAATGATATTATTAATATATGCGAAAAAAACGGCAAGCAAGGCGGTTATGGTGAAATATTAAAAATTATTGAAAGTAGCAAAAATGATAATAATGCAAAAAGCTGAACCTGATAAATTAATTGAATCAATTTATAAAAATATTGAAATTGAGGACGCAAAACAGCCGTATAGGGGGTATATAGGAGCTTCATCAATTGGCGATGAATGTGAATTAAAACTATGGCTGCAATATAAAAAACCTGAACTTAAAAAACAAAAGCCTGCCACAACTATAATGGCTGCAAATGATGGTCATAGAAGTGAGGATTTAGTAGCATCATTAATAAGACAATCGCCATATAATATTGAACTTACAACGCACGATAGTAACGGCAAGCAACTTGGATTTTCTGATTTAGAAGGCAATTATAAAGGTCATTGGGATGGTTTAATATTGGGTATTCCGCAAGCCCCAAAAACAATGCATGTATGGGAGCATAAAGCAAAAAATCAAAAATATTATGACGCATTAACAAAATTAAAAGAAAAAGTACCTGAAAAAAACGTATTAGAAGAATGGGATTATAATTACTATTGTCAAGGGATAACTTATATGCACTATAGCGGAACAACTCGCCATTATACAACAGTTGCCCTTGCAGGCACTCGAGGCTTGCAATCAATAAGAACAAATGAAAATCCTAAGCTTGCTATACACTTAAGGGATAAGGCGCAACGTATAATTAACTATATATCACCCCCCGTTGGAATATCAACAAACCCATCATTTTATAAATGCAAGTTGTGTGATTTTTATAATACATGCCCTTCATTGAATAAAAATATAACTTTATAATTGGCTTACTATTATAATCTATTTTTTTTAATATAAATTATATAAGGATTAAATTATGCTGATAAACATCTTTGGAGCTTGGCTAATAGCGGCTAATATATCTTTTTTAATGCCTAGTGAAAAAGGATGTAAAATTTTATTTAATCCTAATCAATTTGCTTTAATAAGTAATAAAACATGCGATGAAGTAGCTATTGAAATTAACAATAAAATTAAATAACAATATGACAGATATAAAAACCTACACAATACCGCAAGAATTAATTGATATATCAAATGAATCAAATGCTTATAACGCAATGGGCAATCTTTATGTTAAATTACCATTTGGTTTTAAAAAAGCCAAAAAATCTTTCGAAAATCAATTAAAATTAAATAATGAATTTTGGCAGAAAGTTTATCAACTTTATCCTGATTTAAAAGGAAAACCATTGCGACTTGATGCAATTAATAAAGTTGTTTTTGAAAGTGATAAATAAATGAAATCGCGCGATTACCAGAGGGATGCTGTTAAATCTATTTTTGATTATTATGATGATGGCAATAAAGGAAACCCTATAATTAGTGCTGCAACAGGCGCGGGTAAATCACATATTATTGCTGAATTTGTGAGGCAAGTATTGCAAGCTTATCCAAATGAGCGCATAGTTATGGCAACTCATGTTGCAAGTCTTGTATCGCAAAATTATCAGAAAATAATAACCCAATGGAAAGATGCCCCTGCTGGCATTTATAGCGCAGGACTCGGAAAGCGTCAACCGTGGGCAGATGTTGTTTGTGTTAGTATTCAATCCATATATAAAAAAGCGCATATATTAGGCCGTAGGGCATTTTTATTAGTAGATGAAGCGCATTTACTAAGCCCAAAAGATGACGGAATGTATATGACGCTTATAAATGAATTAAAAAAACAGAATCCTTATTTAAAAGTAATTGGCTTTTCTGCAACCCCTTGGCGTGAAATAGGGGGTAGTTTAATCAATCAGAAAAATGCAATATTTACTGATATTATATATGATATTGGATTAGGATATTTAGTAAAACGCGGGTTTTTATCGCCGCTTATTAGTAAAAATAGTTTAATTCAAGGTGATTTGTCAAAATTTGAAAAATTAAAAGGTGAATTTACAGCCGAGCAAATGAAAACGGCAATGGATAATTACGAATTAACAAAAGCGGCAATTGATGAAGTTCAACAATTAGCAAAAGATAGAAAGCATTTTATGTTTTTCTGCGCTGGTATTGACCATAGTTATCATGTATTGGATGAATTAAAACTAAGGGGATGGGATGCTGATATTATAACAGGTGCAACACCTGAAATTGAACGTATAAGATTATTAAATAAATTTAGAAATTCAAAAACAAGATATGCGCTTGTTAATAATGAAGTTTTAACAACCGGAACTGATTTACCAAATGCTGATTGCCTCGTTTTATTACGCCCCACTAAATCAAGTTCTCTTTATATTCAAATTTGCGGGCGGGGTGCAAGGCCTGTTTACGCGCAAGGTTACGATTTAGAAACCGATGAAGGAAGAATTGCAGCAATAGCTAACGGAACAAAAAAGAATTGTTTAATATTGGATTACGCTGGAAATATAGAGAGATTTGGAGCGGTTGATTTAATTCAAATGCCTCATAAAAAAAGTAATAAAAATGATGATGGTAAGCCTCAAATTCCACCGCAAAAAACCTGCCCAAATTGTCGTGAGCCTGTGCATATAGTTGTTAGAGAGTGTCAATGCGGGCATATATTTGAATTTAACGATAAACCAAAACATACTCATGCAGCAACGAATGCTGCTATAATGAGTTCAGAAATTAAACCTGAAAGATTTGATATAACAAGAGTTATATATAAAAGTCATACAGGCCCTTCCGGCTATCCTTGTTTACGCGTGTCTTATTATGATTTATTTGGTTTAATTGCTAGTGAGTTTGTGCCTTTTTCAAGTCCTAAATCAGGGGCTAAAGGAGTTGTTATTAAATGGTGTAAATCTAGGGGAGTTTATGATATTCCACAAGATACAAATCAAGCCTTTTCAATCCGTGATAAGTTTACATTACCAAAAGCTTTATTTGCTAAAAAATCAGGCAAATACATGGAAATAACGGATTTTGAATTTTAATTAAAATAAATCAATCAAGCCTATTGACTTGTATAATAAAACCTATTATAAAATAATTATTAGGTTAATAAAAAATATAAAGGATTAAAAAAATGATATTTCAAATAAAAAATAGATTTACAAATGCTGTTCAGTTTGAACGTGAATTACCTGTCGAAATAGCGAAAAAAGAATATAGTTTGCAGCTTGGCTTTGTTATTGAAGAGGCGGCGAAGGTTGGTGCAAATCTTGAGGGTGTAAATCTAACAAGTGCAAATCTGGCTGGTGCAAAATGTTTTAACGAAGAATTAATATATTTACAGCCAATTCAATTTTCTGGCTTTCAACCTTGGAATATTATTATTGCCGGTACGCACATGAAAATAGGTTGCGAGCTGCATAAAATCGAGGATTGGGATAAGTTGAAAAAATCAAGAATTAAATTAATGGATAAAAGGGCAGCAGATTGGTGGACTGAACACAAGTCGTTAATTATGCCGATTGCCAAAAAGCACATGGCAAAACATTTAATTAAAGCTGAAGAAAGTAAAAAAAATGCAAACTGAAAATCAAAAAGCAGCAAGGACGCGTAACTGGGAAATTTTAAGGTTAAAAGGTGCTATTTCTCATATTTATAATAGTTCATTAATTAATAATGTTGATAAACCAATTATATTAAGTTTACTTAATAATTCTTTGATAAATGCAAAAATACCTAAATATAATAATTTTAAAATTATAGAAATATCAAAATGTAAAAAGGATTAATTATGAATTGTTTAAAAAATAAAAAACAAGTTAATTTACCAATAAGTAATTCAACTTGGCGAGCTGATTTAACTTATAATTATAAATTATCTGATTGCACTGCTTATAAATCAATATGCGTTAAGCAATCTTTATTTAGTAATTTAAATTATTTAATTAGTGATTTATTTTCTGATATAAAAATTAAACGCAAAGCAAAGACATTAAGAAAATCATTAAATAAATTAAAAACAGGAAGTAAATAATGGATTATCAAACTTTTTTAAGTAAAAAAGAATTTACATTTAATTCTAAAGGAATTGAAGTTGATAATGTAAACAAATGGCTATTTCCGTATCAAGCTGATATTGTTAAATGGGCTTTAAGAAAGGGGCGATGTGCTATATTTGCAGATTGTGGAATGGGAAAAACAGGCATGCAGGTTGAATGGGCTAAGCATGTGCATTTAAATACTAAAAAACCTGTATTATTATTAGCCCCATTGGCAGTTGCTAGTCAAACAATTTTAGAGGCAAAAACTAATTTAGATGTTGATATTAAATATGTAATTAATCAATCAGAAGTAATAAATGGTTTAAATATAACCAATTATGAAAGATTAGATAATTTTGATTTTACAAAGTTTGACGGAATAGTATGCGATGAATCGTCAATAATAAAAAGTTTTTCTGGTAAAATTAGAACGCAAATATTAACTAATATCCGCAATGTACAATATAGGCTTGCATGCACTGCTACACCTTCACCAAATGATATTATGGAGCTTGGCAATCACTCTGAATTCGTGGGGGCTATGAGCCGAGAAGAAATGTTATCTATGTTTTTTGTGCATGATGGCGGTGAAACTTCAAAATGGCGTTTAAAAGGTCATGCAAAAGAGGCTTTTTGGAATTGGGTTTGTTCTTGGGCAGTTATGATAAGTAAGCCAAGTGATTTAGGCTATAGCAATGAAGGATTTGAATTGCCAAATATTCATTACCATCAACATATATGCTCAGTTGATACTCCAACCGTTGGATATTTATTTCCCGTGCAAGCAAGCGGATTGCAAGAAAGAATAAAACAGCGCAGCGCAACTATTGATTTAAGAGCTAAAAAAGCTGCTGAAATAATAAATGAAAGCGATGATAGTTGGCTTGTATGGTGCGATAGAAATGGGGAATCTGAATATATAAAGAAAAATACAAAATGCATTGAAATAACTGGCAGTGATAAGTCTGATATTAAGGAAAAAAAACTCCTTGGATTTGCAAGCGGTGAAATTGACAGTATAACCACTAAACCAAAAATTGCAGGATTTGGAATGAACTGGCAACGATGCCATAATATGATTTTCCTTGGATTATCTGATTCATATGAATCATTTTATCAATCTGTTAGACGTTGTTATAGATTTGGGCAGAAAAATGAGGTGCATGTGCATATTGTTATTGCTGAAACTGAAGGTAATGTACTTGCTAACATTCAAAGAAAAGAAAAAGATGCTATTTATATGCGTGACTCTATGATTGCTAATATGATTGATTTACAAAGCAAAGAAATCCGTAGCACAAAAGCAAATAAAACTGAATATTTACCAACTAAAGAAATAACAATCCCATCATTTTTAGGAGAATAAAATAATGAAAGCATTTAATCAAGTTTCACACGATAATTACACATTATATCATGGGGATAGTTGCGAAGTTTTGCAAGAGTTACCTGAAAACTCCATTCATTATCAGATTTTCAGTCCGCCTTTTGCGTCATTGTATACTTATTCCAATTCTGAACGCGACTTAGGAAATAGTAAAACATATGGCGAATTTTGGGAACATTACAAATTTATGATAAAACACCAGTTCCGCATACAAAAAGCCGGACGTTTAGTTTCCATACATTGTATGAATTTACCAACAAGTAAGCAACGTGACGGAATGATAGGTATAACTGATTTTAGAGGCGATATAATTAGGGCTTATCAAGATGCGGGTTTTATATATCATTCGGAAGTTTGTATATGGAAAGACCCTGTAGTTGCCATGCAGCGCACTAAAGCACTTGGATTATTGCATAAGCAGATAAAAAAAGATAGTGCAATGTCAAGGCAGGGAATACCTGATTATTTAGTAACAATGCGAAAACCTGGAGAAAACGAAGAGCCTATAACCCATACAAATGAAAGCTTCCCTGTGGGAATATGGCAAAAATATGCAAGCCCAATATGGACTGATATTAACCCTTCAAAAACATTACAATATAGAAGCGCAAGAGAAAATGATGATGAACGTCATATATGCCCTCTACAATTACAAGTTATTGAGCGCGGTATTGACCTTTGGAGTAATCCTAATGATGTTGTTCTATCTCCATTTATGGGTATTGGCAGTGAAGGTTACGTTGCTATTGAAAAGGGGCGTAAATTTATTGGTTGTGAATTAAAAGAAAGTTATTTTAATCAGGCAGTTAAAAACATATCAAATGTTACGATTAAATCCCCTGGTTTATTTGATTTATAGGTAAAAAAATGGAAGCTTCTGAAATAAAACTATGGAGGGCAGTTATTTGCAAGGCTGCCCTTGACGCAAGCGCAAATTTAGACGTTATAATAAATGAGCAAAGGGGCGCAAAATGGCATTACACATGGGCTAAAAGCAATAAATGCAAACTGGTTTGTGAATATGCAAATTTAGAGTATAGCATTGTTTTAAACGCATTTAAACGAATTTATCTTGATAGTTTAGAAGGTAAAAATAAAAGCACAAGGCATTTACTAATTAAGCAAAAGCCATTAAAAAAATCAGAATTAGAACGTATAGAAAGTTTAATTTTTGATACTTTTATAAATTAACAACCATGGAAATATAAAAATGAAAATAGATGCTACGCAACAAAAGGAGTTACTAAACTCTTTAGAAAATTTAAAAGCTTTTATTGAAAGTTTAGAAGTCCAGCAAGGGTGTATATCTTGCGTTAATTGGAAAGACGGATGTAAACTTGCTAATTACCAACAGCCTCCACAACATGTAATAATAAGTGGGTGTGAGGCATGGGAAATTTTTGATACAATCCCATATTAAAAATAATTAATTTAGTTGTTGTAAATTATAATAGATTATATTATAAAATAATAATCATAATAAAAAAGGTTTAAAAATGGCAGATAATTTTTTAATGAATTTAGATATAAGATTGGGTTATAAAAACTCAATTACACTTACAAGGGATGAATTTAATCATATTATTAAAGGTGAATATAATCAAATTAAAGCTTTAAATAATGAAATTTCAGACTTACAAAATCACATTGATAGTTTAGAAAGTGACGTTTGTGATTTAGAAGAAGAAAATAAAAAGTTAAAAGAAAAATTATTAAAATTAGAAAAGGAAAAAAACAAATGAATAATTCCATAAGTGTAAAAATATCAAAAGCAGCGTTATCAAACGCCCTTGGAAAGGTGCAAATGGTTGTTGCTAGTAAAAATACTTTAGAAATTTTATCTAATGTTAAAATTGATGCAACAAATGATAAAATTACAATTACTGCAACCGATATGGATATTTCTATTTCGGAAACTGCAAAAGCAACAGTTGATGTTGAAGGCACTTTAACTTTAAGTGCAAGAAAATTATATGAGATAGTTCGCAAAATGTCAGGCGATGATGATATTGCGATAAGAGGCGATGCAGAAAGTGGGCGCGTTCAGATTAAATCAAAAGGTTGTAAATTTACATTACCTTGTTTAAACTCAGATGATTTCCCAATTGTTGAAAAAAACGATATGGATTGCAAATTAAACATTGCACCGCTTGAATTTTTATCATTATTAAATAAAACTAAATTTGCAATGTCAACCGAAGAAGCTAGGTATTATTTGCAAGGGGTTAATCTAAAAGTAGAAGAAAATAATTTAATTGCACACGCAACAAATGGACATAAGCTTGCAAAGAATTTTATAACATTAACTGAAACTTTAGAAAATTTTCCTAATATTATAGTGCCTTTAAAATCAGTTGGTATTATTTCAAAAATATTTGAAAATAGTGCAATTGAATTAAATATTGAAGTATCTGATAAAAAAATATCAATTACTCAAGGTTCTTTGCATTTTATATCAAAATTAGTAGATGGAAACTTTCCTGACGTTGATAGAATTATTCCAAAAAGTGCTAGTAATATTTTAGGAATTAACCGTGAGTTACTTTTAAGAGCTATTGATAGAATTTCTATTGCATCAAGTGATAAAGAAAACGGTATTAAAATATTTGTATCAAAAAATGAATTAAAATTAACCGCATCAAGTGAAACTGAAGGGCAAGCCGAAGAAATTATTGAAATTGAAAGTGAGATTGAATCAATTGAACGCGGATTTAATTTTAAATATTTAATAGAAACGCTATCAAATATTGATAGTTTAAATGTAACTGTTAATTTTAACGATAACGGCATTCCTTGCAGTATTTTAAATCAAAATAATCCGAATGAAATTTATTTAATTATGGGTATGAAGGTTTAATATGGCAGATAACATTAATCCAAATCATTACAAAGTTGGTGGTATTGAAACGTGGGATTATTTAAAAGCTAAATTGTCAAGTCAAGCCTTAAAAGGTTTTGCACTTGGCAATGTTATTAAATATGTATCAAGGGCAGAACATAAAAATAAATTGGAAGATTTAATTAAAGCTAAATGGTATTTAGATAAAATAATTCAGGAATTAGAAAATGAAAAATAATAAAATAAATGTACTTGACCACGGGTTTGTTAGACTTGTTGACCACATGGGGAGTGACGTATCAGTTGTAAGAGCTGCAAGGGTTAGTTATGATGCCGCATGGCGCGCTGGAGATGATACACAAGGCGATGCAAAGTTAATCAATTACTTATGGAAAAACTATCATACAACGCCATTTGAAGCGGTAACATTCACGTTTGAAGTTAAGGCCCCTATATTTGTATTTAGGCAATGGCATAGGCATAGAACGCAAAGTATTAATGAGCTATCCGCACGTTATAAAGAATTACCTGAAGAATTTTACATTCCTAATCCTGAATTAATCGGCAAGCAATCAAAAAGCAGTAAACAAGCAAGGGACGTTAATAATACTGATAAAAACAATTTGTCACTTCGTAAATGCGAAACTGAATTGTTACGCAATCAAAATGAATTAGCATTTGAATTGTATCGTGATTTACTTGAAAGTGGATGGCCTCGAGAATTAGCAAGAACTGTTTTGCCAGTTTCAACATACAGCCATATGTTTGTAACTATGAATTTATTAAATTTGTTAAAATTCCTAACACTTAGAACGCATGAACATGCACAATATGAGATAAGAGTTTATGCAGATGCAATGTTAGAATTAATTAAGCCAGTTGTTCCTGTGTGCGTTCAAGCTTGGCAAAATAACAGGAAGTAATTGTAATAGATTAATGAGCGTTGTAGTTTAAATCAAAACTATCAACACTCATTATTTTAACAGTGATATAATCGCCTTTTGTATCATTCCATAGGGATGTTACGCCTTTCAAATAACGCCTATCATCCCCTGCTATGATATTTAAACTAACTAATAAATCAGTTACTTTTTTTTCATAATTTGCGGCATCCCTATGACGATTATCTGGATGGCATAACTCATAAATGATAAATGCACGTCCTGAAAAAGGTACTACATTTTGTTGATTTATAGCGTTGGTTGCTGATTTTATCCATTCTAAATCAGTTTTGCTTTTTACGCGCTTACCACGGGATATATTATATTTAGCGTTTACACTTGGCGGAAACGGTATAATAAATTTATTAATTGACATAATCTTTTATATTGCATATTATTATATATTATTATATAAACATACTATAATTTAACAAGGGATATTTGCATTATGACTACTGAAAAAAACAATGAGCAAAAAAGTAAAACTTTTTATATACCTGAAACGCTATCTAAAGAGCTTGAAAATGAAGCTAAAAGGCGTGATATGTCAACAAGTCAATTAGTGCGTAAAATATTTAAATCATTTTTAGATAATAAATCTACAAAACCTAATTAATTATATTAATATCTAAAAAATTGGATATATTGTGGCGCGTCAATTAAGTGATATAGAAATTTTACATCTTGAAATTATTAAAACTTCTTTAGTTAAAAATAAAGATAAGAAGAAAAAATTTTCTAAAACTTCAAAATATGTAGAAGAAAATTTTTATTGTTTAGATAAAGATGATACTGAATGCACTGCTTTTTATAATGATAATGATGTTATAGAAATTTATTAAAACATGTTAAATATAATAGCAATAATAATAAGAAAAAATACACCCCAATTATAAACTGGTTGAGGCACTTTACTGCCTGTTTTATATATAAAAACAATAATTTCTTTGATGCGTTTTATAAGTGAAAATAAAGGGTTTATCATTTATTTATCCTTTGTAGATTTATTTTTAAAGAATCCACGTTCGCCAAAATAGTATATAACGGGGGCGGCAAGTAATCCCATTTGCTCAATAGATAATTCAATGCCTTTTATCAAACAATGACTTATTAACCACGCGAAATATAAGGCAATAATTGGGCGCACAAGTCCACGGATTACATCTACAAACATTATGCCATAAGTTGCTTTGTCGTGTTCCCTCGCGCTTTTTCTATCCTCTATGGCTAACCTTTGCAATTCAATTTCATAATCCATAATTGATTTTTCAAAATCTAAAGCGAACTGTGGATTTTCCTTTATAGCTTCAACAGCTTCATTGCCTTTTTTGCCTGTTATTTTTTCTGCAATATTTACAATTTTTTCTGCAACATTACCGGCTTTATCACCTGCTATTAATTTTACAGCAGCAGGGGCGTATTGTAATAATGATAATGCAACTGATAGCATATTAATAACTCCATATTGATTGAGGGAAGCCGTGTAGTTTATCAGCAATGTCTAAATGAATAAATCTACCACCGCCCTTTTGATTAACTCCTATGCGCCTTATGCCTATATTGTAAGCTATATTAATAAGCTGCATTGCATTTACACCTTCAATTGATATGTCAGCAGCACAGCCTAAAGGATGACTTCCTGTTGTAGATTTTTTAGCTTCTTTAGGATGTGTCTTATCTCTATAACCTGAATTGATAACCATTGGTTTGTTATATGCTATTCTTATTTCTTGTAAAACTTGCATAAATTCAGGGCGCATTTCATTTTTGCCTGTATGTTTGCAATCAAATTCTGATTTACTAAAATTTTTGTATAAATCCCAATTCATATTTACCACCATTTGAATATTTCGTTTCCGACAAATCCGCAAAAAGTTAAAAAGATTGTGCCTAAAAATATAGCCATAACTACCATAGCTTTTATGGATACAACAACATCCGACATTGTCTTAAGTGTTTCATTTTGACTTTTTAAAATATCAGTATGCTGCGCTATTAACCCATCATGACGTTGCAGCATATTTGCATGTCCATGGCGGGAATCACGCAAGCCCTTTATTTCAATGTCATTGCTATCTATTCGCTTATGTGCGCTTGCTGCTATCTGTTCCACAATCGCAACCCGCTCCGGTATGTCATTACTCATCGTTAAACCAGCCTAATAATTTTACTTGTTCTAAATCTAAATTTTCATTTGTGCAATAATTGCCGCATAGCCATATATAATCATTTTCATTAATAGGATGTTTAATTGCATCGCTATAATTTATAGTTTTTTGCCTATTTATTGCAAGCTTGCCTTTTAAATATCCTACTTTACCTTCTTGAGGTATATTTTCTGATATTTTGGCAGTTTCATGCCAGCTTTCAAATTGTTGTAAAGTACCGCGCAAAAACATTACACGCCCCACTGTTCATTAAAATAAGACATTACTAAAGCATCTTGTTCGGATGTTAATACTTTGTCGAAAAACATAATTTCGGCAATATCTGCGTTAAAAGCGTCTGCCCCGTTAGATTGCACGCCTAAAGTTAAAAGATTAATTACTTGATTTATGCCGTTATTATTGGTATTTTCAGTGCCGCTATTTACTCTCATGCCAAGCGTTGCGCCTTCTTTACGCCCGCGGTAAATGCGCCAAGCTGTATTGTTAGGACTCATAAAAACGCGGGGGGCGTTTGATATATTATTATTTCCTTGACCGAAATAACCAACTGCTGAACTTTGCGTTCTAAAACCATACAATCTAACTGCTGCGCCAACCCTACCATCTAAAACACTTG